CCAATTTAAATTATTATTAGAAAATAAATTATGAAAACATTTGATGATTCTAACTGGAGGGAGGAGTATAAATCTTATACAAGAAATAAGATGGAACTCGATCTTCTTGAACATGGGCCAAAGAGTTTATCTCAATCATGGCATCTCCAAGCACTGTATAGTAATTGGAAAAAAGTGAAGGGTATCACAGATCCCGAACCTTTAGATTTACAAACTAATTTCAAAGACTGGAGCGAGAAACATGACTAAACCAAACGACCTCTGGGATGATATGTCTATTCTAAACTCTCTATATGGAGAACTTTGTTGGAATAATGATGACCCTATAGAATTTATACCTGATTATGAAAATGATCAAATCATTGTGAAAAGAAAAAAATGGAACTTAAAGAATGGTTGAACTCAATCAACACAAATAAAAATAATTTGATTGATGAGGATCCTGATATTGAAAAACAGTATCCATCTTATATTATCAACAGATGCTTATCTGGACATATAGATGCGGTTATGTTTGCAAATGAAATGAACAAACATCCTAATCTAGCAAAGAAGTTACAATATGACTTTTTTCTAAATAGTCTCAGGAAAAGGAAGAGATACTCTCCTTGGCTTCGTAAAGAACAAATTGAAAATCTTGAACTTGTCAAACAATACTATGGTTATAGTAATGAAAAGGCAAAACAGGTTTTGAACATTTTGACTAGAGAACAACTCTCGTTTATTCGAGATCGACTTGAGACTGGAGGTAGAAAATGAACTCAATTGTTGAGCCTCAAATTAGTTGGTCGCCAGACCAAATGATTGAGATTATATTAAATGAACCAGATGATTTTCTTAAGGTAAGAGAAACGCTGACTCGTATCGGTGTGGCCTCAAGAAAGGAAAAGAAGTTATATCAGTCTTGCCACATTCTACATAAACAAGGCAGATACTACATTGTTCATTTTAAAGAACTATTTGCATTAGATGGTAAGAGAGCTAATATCACAGTCAATGATGTACAAAGAAGAAATCGTATTATTCAGTTACTTTTAGACTGGGGATTGGTTTCTGTTGTCTCGACTGATAAAGTTAATGACATCGCACCATTGAACCAGATTAAAGTTATTTCTTACAAAGAAAAAAATGACTGGAATCTAGAAACCAAATACAATATTGGCAAAAGAAAAAAACCAGAGGAGGAGTAATGTCAAACCTACCAAACCTACGAGAAGACGTTGACAACTTGCTAAGAGAAGTTGTAGGTGATGATAAAAATGATAAGAAACGTGTTGCAAATCTTAATGAAGAAAATAGTGATGATGAAGAATGTTCTTATCTTGAATAGTGATGTTGATCTAAAAAACTTTACAAAACAAATTCTTAATAAGGAAAGAAAGATTTTAAAAAAATATCCACCAACAAATCGCATCGGCGAAAAAACTGATGGCGGCACTGGACTAGGATATGATTCATTAACATCAAGATTTTTTCATTTCAATGTTCTTAATTGGTTTGACACAAATCAACTAAGAAAAGAAATTAGAAAGGGGTATGAATCATATAACAACTTAAAAGATACACCAATTTTTGTTCAGTGTTGGGCAAACGTAATGAGAAAAGGTGATAGAATCGAACCACATATTCACATGGACGAGAATATAAGTCCTACACATGCACTGTCTGGTCATCTATGCGTAAAAGTAGATGGTTCTACTAATACATACTACGATGGAAACCCTGTTTGTAATGCAAATAGTCAAATGGTATTTTTTCCATCAACTATGATGCATTGGACAAATACTTATCTTGGTGACGCTGAGAGAATCACCGTTGCTTTTGATATTTACAGTGAAGAGTGGTTTAATTATGATGTATTTGAAGATTCAAAAAAACATTATGTTAAAATATAAAAGTTGCAAATCTTAATGAAGAAAATAGTGACGATGAAGAACTGTTACTATCTTAGTAAAATCATATAGATAGTTATGTGTTTAAATCAAAACAATCTATGCACAATCTCATATCGTTCAATAGTTTACGGCCTTGGATGAATGTCGAACAAGAAACATCTCCAAATAATTCAGTTGATGACTACTTTGAATGTATTTCAGAATGTGATGTGAGAGATAAATCTTGCGTCAGCCACTGTAGAGTACTGCTAGAATAGGGAGGAAACCGAAGTGTTGTTAGGGGGTTCACCACCCCTTATTTTTTTGTCTGATGTTATAATTAGTAGTGTCGCCTTCGGGGACAAATTTACACTCGCTTACTTAAGGAGAACTATGAACTTACAAAGGTATCGTGCTGCCGATCTAGGAGAATTGATGGATCGCATCACAAAAAACAGTATCGGTATGGATACTTATTTCGATAAGTTTTTTACTGAGACCATAACAAACTATCCACCTTACAATCTAATACAGGTAAATAACTCTGAGTCTCGTCTAGAGATCGCACTTGCTGGATTCAAAAAGGAGGAAGTCCATGTCTATACTGAATACGGAAAATTATTCGTTGAAGGAAAGAAAAAAGATAAGAAGACAGAATCCGAGTATGTCCATCAAGGACTGGCTCAGAGATCTTTCAACAGAGCCTGGACACTCTCAGATGATTATGAAGTCAGGGATGTCTTATTGGAAGATGGACTCCTTACCGTTAAGTTGGGTAAAGTAGTTCCAGACCATCACGCTCGCAAAGATTACCTATAAATAAAATCACATAGGATTAAAGACCACTTGACTTTTGTTGAGTGGTCTTTTATAATGTAAGTATAGAAAGTATGAAATGACTGTCAAATTAGTAATGCTCAAGTCAGGCGAAGATATTATCGCTGATGTAAAAGAGATTAAATCTGAACAAGATGTTGTTGGATATTTTTTTCATGATCCTTTAATCGTGAAAATGTATTCACCAGAAGAACCTGTAGTTTTAAGTGAAGAGAATGGTGTTGAGAGTGAACATGGTACAACAAAGGAAATCTCTTCAAAAGTAGGAATTACTTTTTATCCTTGGGTTCCTCTTTCAGCAGAAAAGAAAATACCATGTTCTGCTGACTGGGTGATAACAATTGTTGAACCAATGCAAAACTTAAAGAAACTTTATCAGGAGAAAATTAATGGAAGAAACAAAGGTAATCAAAGTCCTGTTATTGTCTAGTCAAGAGATAGTAGTATCAGAGATTGAAGAAATCGCTGCAGAGTTTGGAGACCCAAATTGTAAATTAACAAAACCTTACAAAATTGAAGGTGGTGCTTTACATAAGTGGATGCAAGACTATACTGAACAAAACGAGGTGATGATTAATTCTGATAAGATTGTAACTCTTGTCACTCCTAGTCCTATGATTTTTGAACAGTATTCTAAAGTTACTTCGTGAAATTTTATACCAACATACAACTCATAGGTAATCAGTTTCTGATTCGTGGATATGAGAATGGAAAACACATTACACATCGAGAAGAATGGAAACCAACTTTGTTTGTTCCATCCAAAAGAAAAACAAAATACAAAACTTTAGAAGGCGAATCTGTTGAACCAATTCAACCTGGCTTCGTAAGAGATTGTCGTGAGTTCTATAAGAAGTATGATGAGGTCGAGAACTTTAAAATATATGGCAATGACAGATATGTTTATCAATATATTTCAGAAAAATATCCAGAGGATCATATACAGTTTGATATCAAAAAGATTCGTCTTGTAACGATTGATATTGAGGTTGCTGCAGAGAGTGGTTTTCCTGATGTTGAGAATGTTGCAGAGGAATTATTATTGATTAGTTTACAAGACTACGCAACTAAGAAAGTTACAACTTTTGGTTCAAGACCTTTTGTAAACAAAGACCCAAATGTAAATTATATCTATTGTCAGAATGAAACTATTCTACTCACTTCATTCTTAGCACATTGGAGAAAGAATCTTCCAGAAGTAATCACTGGTTGGAACTCTCAGATGTATGACATACCATATCTTGCTGGTCGTATTAATCGTATTCTTGGTGAGAAATCCATGAAGGACTTATCTCCTTGGGGTCTTGTATCTCAAGACGAAGTTTACATTAGTGGTCGTAAAAATATTACATATGATATTGGTGGAGTCACTCAACTCGATTACCTTGATTTATATAAAAGATTCACATATACAAATCAAGAGTCATATCGATTGGACTATATTGCCAACTATGAGTTGGGTGAAAAGAAACTAGACCATAATGAGTATGATACTTTCCGTGAGTTCTATACAAAAGACTGGGACAAGTTTGTTCGATACAATATCAAAGACGTTCAACTCGTTGACCGTATGGAAGACAAGTTGAAATTAATTGAACTTGCGATTACAATGGCATTTGATGCGAAAGTCAATTTCATTGATATTCACTATCAAGTTCGTATGTGGGATACAATTATTTTTAATCATTTAAAATCTAAAAATATTGTAGTGCCTGCTAATAAAGAATCAGAAAAGTCAAGAGCGTATGAAGGCGCTTATGTAAAAGATCCTATCGTAGGATTTCATGACTGGATTTGTAGTTTTGATTTGAATAGTTTGTATCCACATTTAATCATGCAATATAATATTTCGCCTGAGACTATGGTCAATCATAATCCTAATACTTGTTCAGTAGAAAAGTTTTTAAGTCAAGAAGCAGATTTATCTGATTTAAAAAGTTGTACCATCACACCAAATGGTGCTATGTTCAATACACTTCAACGAGGTTTCTTGCCTGAGTTGATGGATAAGTTATATAAAGAACGAGTGATATATAAAAAGAAAATGATTTTAACATATAAATGACTTCATATACATCATCTCACCCTTATCAGTTTTGTAATAATTGTGGAAAAACAGGACATAGTTATAATCAGTGTTCTAAACCTATTA